AGTTTGCTACGAACACAAGAAGTATAGTTAATAAAACGAAAACCCAACCAGCCCTAGACTGATTGGGAGTTCTAACCAAATAATAATGGAGGTTTATTAAGTGGCTACATCAAATTCTACAGACAGTTGTTTGTCTTGTAAATTCTTTATTACAGGCGGTCAACTTGGAACCTGTCACAGATATCCTCCAACGTTAAATAAATCACCATCTGATTGGTGCGGTGAGTTTATTTTTGCTAACGTAGCTAGAACTAAAGACGAGATCATACCTGATCCTGTTTCTATGCCTGCATTAGAATCTAAACCTATTCAAATTGAAAACAAACCAAAGAGGATTAAAAAATGATTAGACCATTTGGCGACAAGATATTGGTAAAACCTATTGAGCGTGAGAAGTCTGTTATCCCTGGCTTTATTATGAGCGAGGAATATAATATGGGGACAGTGATTGCAGTTGGTCAAGGTAAAAAGATAAAAGAAGGCAGGTATGAACCTATGCCTATTAACGTAGGCGACAAAGTTAGATTTGGCACTATGGGCAAAGACGAATATTTAAAATACCAACAAGTGACCGACAACGGTGAGAAGTATCTTATAATGTCTTGGCAAGACGTATGTTTTATTGAGGAGGAAGAGAATGGCAACTAAACCAGGTTTATACGCAAACATCCATGCTAAACAAGAGAGAATTAAGCATGGCAGTAAAGAAACGATGAGAAAGCCAGGCACAAAAGGCGCGCCTACTGCTGAAGCTTTTAAAGAGGCTGCAAAAACAGCAAAAAAAAGAGTAAAATAACTGATTAACTAACCAAGGAGCAAATCATGGCCATTAAGTTGGAGCTTGAAATCAAAGAAGTTGAATTATTAATAGCAGGTCTTTATAAACTACCTATGGAACACGCTGAACCTTTAGTAGCAAAAGTAAAAGGGCAGGCTATTCCTCAAGTTCAAAATACAATCAATAAAGTAGAGGACAACCCTGAAACGCAAGCTAAAGTTGATGAAGCTGAAGCTAACTCTGACAGCACTAAAAACGAATAATGCAAATCGAGAAGCGTTTGTTAGCGGATTTAATTCCGTATATTAACAATTCCAGGAAGCACTCTGACGACCAAGTAAGCCAAATAGCCGCCTCAATTAAAGAGTTTGGCTGGACTAATCCTATATTGGTTGACGGTGATAACGGTATTATTGCAGGCCATGGCCGTATAATGGCAGCAAAGAAACTAGGAATGACCGAAGTCCCTGTAATTGAACTAGCCCACCTATCTAAAGAGCAACGTAAGGCTTTAATTATTGCCGACAATAAACTAGCCCTAAACTCTGATTGGGATACTAATCTATTGTCTATTGAACTAGCCGACCTACAAGAACTAGGGTTTGATCTAAACCTTACAGGCTTTAACGCAGACGAACTAGCTAATTTATTGCAGCCTGAACAAGTAGACGGCCTAACCGACGAAAACGAAATCCCACCTGTGCCTGAAGAGCCTAAAACTAAATTAGGCGATATATACCAGCTGGGTGATCATAGGCTTATGTGTGGCGACTCAACTAGTATTGAGGCAGTTGAAAAGCTAACTGACGGTCTAGTTGATATATTAGTTACCGACCCACCTTACAACGTAGATTACACAGGTAAAACTAAAGACGCGTTAAAAATACAAAACGACTCTATGGATGACAGCACTTTTAGGCAGTTCTTACGAGACGCTTTTACGGCTGCCGACGTAGTTATGAAGCCTGGAGCAGTATTTTATATATGGCACGCAGATTCAGAAGGCTATAACTTTAGAGGTGCTTGTAAAGATGCAGGCTGGCAGGTGCGTCAATGCTTAATATGGCAAAAAGACACTATGGTTATGGGAAGACAAGACTATCATTGGAAACATGAACCTTGTTTATACGGCTGGAAAGACGGCGCGGCTCATTTATGGGCTACGGATCGCAAACAAACCACTTTAATCCTATGCAAACGACCCACCAAGAACGATTTACATCCTACTATGAAACCTGTAGAGCTTATGGAGTATCAAATACTAAATAACACTAAAGGCATGGATATTGTATTAGACCTATTTGGTGGTTCAGGATCAACTCTTATGGCTTGTGAAAAGATAGGTAGAAAAGCAAGACTTATGGAGTTAGACCCTAAATATTGTGACGTTATCGTCAAGCGTTGGGAAGATTTTACAGGCAGAAAGGCTGAACTTGTAAGTGTTTGATTTAGAACATCTAATTTTTAACACTTTTGGTCAATAAAAAGATGCTAGAACACGTTCCGACAGATAAGACAAGAGAGCAAGTATTAAGCGCTTCAGGACTAGGTTTGCCTCAAGTTCAAATAGCTGCACTACTTGGTATTTCCGACGTCACCTTACGCAAGCACTACGAAAAAGAGTTGGCTGTGGGCAAAGCTACGGCGTCGGCTCAAATAGCAAAATCTTTATACAATAAAGCCGTATCAGGCGACACAACCGCAGCTATATGGTGGACTAAAGCACAAATGGGCTGGGGAGAGACCAATACGACTAAAGTAGGTAATATTGACGGCACTCCGTTAGAAGGCATACAGATTACCTTTGTAAAACCAGGCGATGGATCAACAACTTAAAGAGGCGCTAGGAAACGCACAATTTCCTGAAAAGCTTTCATGCCTTTTTGAACCTAAAAGTTCAAGGTATCGTGTTCTTTACGGTGGCCGAGGCGGAGCTAAAAGTTGGGGAGTAGCAAGAGCGTTACTTCTTTTAGGTGCTAAAGACGTCAAACGTGTGCTATGTGCGCGAGAGTTTATGACCTCAATGAAGGACTCGGTGCATAAGCTACTATCAGACCAAATTGAAGCGCTTGGCCTATCCTTTTTCTACGAAATCACACAGAACGCTATTAGAGGCAGAAACGGCACAGAGTTTGCCTTTGTAGGCCTTAAAAACAACATAGCCAACGTCAAGTCGTTTGAGGGCATAGATATAGCTTGGGTCGAGGAAGCGCAGACTGTATCTAAAACCTCGTGGAATGTATTGATTCCAACCATTCGTAAAGAGCAGTCTGAAATATGGATAACTTTTAACCCTGAACTAGAAACCGATGAAACGTATCAAAGGTTTGTGGTAAGCCCACCTGACGACGCTGTCGTGCAAAAGATTAATTGGTCGGATAACCCTTGGTTTCCTGAAACGTTGCGCCTGGAAAAAGACGCGCTACAGCAAAGAGATATACAAGCCTATAACAACGTGTGGGAAGGTTTATGCCGCCTAACTATTGACGGCGCTATATTTGCCAACGAAATGAATATGGCCGAGTTACAGGGTAGAATAACTAGAGTGCCTTATGACGCTACCAAGCCTGTTCACGCGGTATTTGATTTAGGTTGGGCTGATCACACAGCTATATGGTTTGTGCAATTTATAGGCATGGAAACACGTCTAATACGTTATTTGCAGGATACGCAAAAAACCATGAGCCATTATTTGCAGGAAATGCAAAAATTAGGCTATTTTTATGATACGTTACACTTACCTCATGACGCTCAAAGCAAAAACATAGCGTCAAATGGTCGTTCTATTGAGGAAATAGTAAGAGCAGCAGGCTTTAAAACTAATATACTTCCTCGCGTTCCTGTAGTCGATTCTATTAACGCTGCAAGAACCATATTTAGTTCGTGTTATTTTGATAGAGAAAATTGTGCGGATGGGTTACAATGCTTACGTCATTACCGTTATGAAGTTGATCCTGATACAGGTCAATTTAGTCGTAACCCACTCCATGACGTTTACTCTCATGGTGCTGACGCATTCCGATACATAGGTTTAATGATACAAGACAAAAAAGAACGAAAAGCTCAAAAATTAACAATTACGCCTGGCGCAAGCTGGATGGGATAGATTATGGCAAAGAAAAAAACTGAAGTAGTTGATAATGATCCACGTATAGCTGACGCAATACAATTCTTACAGTTTGCTAACGAAGCAGACCAAATGAACAGATCAGAAGCGTTAGAGGATTTAAAGTTTGCAGCAGGCGACCAATGGCCTGTAGAAATTCAAAATAGCCGCGTATTAGAAGCAAGACCATGCCTTACAGTAAATAAAGTTGACGCATACTGCCGTCAATTAACCAATCAAATGAGACAACAAAGACCACGCATGAAAGCGCATGGCATGAATACTCAATCAGACGCTAAAATGGCTGAAATTATTACAGGTATTTTTAGGCATATTGAGGTAAATTCAGACGCAGACCAAGCCTATGACAAAGCAGGTGATTTTGCTGTAAGAATGGGCTGGGGATATTGGCGCGTTACAACCGATTACGTTAGCGATGATAGCTTTGACCAAGAGATATATATAAAAGCTATTGATAACCCTTTCACAGTATATTTTGACCCTAATTCAACTTCACCTGACGGTTCAGACGCAGAAAAGGTATTAATTACCACAGTTATTCCTAAAAAAGTATTTAAGAAAATGTATCCTGACGCAGAGGTAGATCAAGGATTTACTATGCGAGGCACAGGCGACACTAACTCTGAATGGATTATGAAAGAGGACATCCGTCTAGCTGAATACTTCTACACTGAACGCAAGTCTATTAAAGTCCATTTACTATCCGACGGCTCAAGCGTTAAATCAGACGACTTGCCACCTGACGAAGTATTAGAAGCAGCAGGTATTACTATTGTTGAAACTCGTAATTCCTACGAAAAAAAGATTAAATGGTGCAAATTGACTGCTATGCAAGTATTAGAGGAAGGTGATTGGGCTGGTAAATACATTCCTATTATTCCTGTTTACGGCCAAGAAACAGTTGTAGAAAGCAAAAAGAAACGCTTCGGTATTGTAAGAATGGCTAAAGACCCACAAAGAATGTATAACTTTTGGCAAACTTCACTTACCGAGTCTGTTGCATTAGCACCTAAAGCTAAATGGCTATTGGCTGAAGGACAAGACGAAGGCCATGAAAACGAATGGGCGATGGCTAACATTAAATCCATGCCTGTATTGCGTTATAAGCAAAAAGACATCGATGGCCAACCAGCGCCACCACCACAAAGATTACAACCTGAACCACCACCAGCAGGCATTATGGCTGCGGCTCAATCTATGACTACCGACTTAATGCAAGTTGTTGGTATATTTGACCCAGCTCAACTTCCTACAGGTAATATTTCAGGTAAAGCATTACAAGGTCAGCAACAACAAGTTGATATGACCAACTTCCACTATTACGACAACTTAACTCGTTCTATCCGTCAAACAGGCCGCGTAATACTAGACCTAATACCTAAAATCTACGACAAAGAGCGTGTTATGCGTATTATTGGCGATGACGGCAAGCCTGAAGTATTGACTATTAACCAATATGGCCAAGACGAGGAAGGTATATATAGAATTTTAAACGACGTAACTGTAGGCCAATATGACGTGGTTATGGATACAGGCCCAGGTTACAACTCTAAACGCCAAGAAGCCGTAGATTCTATGATGGCTTTATTTGCAGCCGATCCAACCTTAATCCAAACTGCTGGCGATTTATTGGTAAGAAACATGGACTTCCCTGGCGCTGATACTATTGCAGATAGATTAGCGGTAAATAACCCATTAGCACAAATAGACGACAAATCTAGCGTGCCGCCACGCATTCAAATGCAATTACAACAATCACAGGCTCAAATTGAACAACTTACGCAACAAGTTCAAAGCCTTAATATGTTTATTAAACAACGTTCAGATATTGAAGGAGTTAGACAAGATGCAGAAACTCAACGTAAGCTTATGGATGTCACAGCTAAAGCACACGACACAGAAATGCGTGAGGAAACTAGCCGTCGCAATACAGACGCTGATAACGAAACTAAAATCCAAATTGAAGAGCTTAAAGCGCAAATAGCACTGATACTTGCCAACATGAGTGGTGAGCAAGCAGACGCAGCAAGCGCTGAAACTACAGAACGAGCAATTTAACTATTGATTGATAAATAGTTAATTTAATGTTATAAAGCAATAATCTACCAATGGATTCATTGGGTAAAAATCTTGGAGTTATCCATGTCAGAAAAAGAAGCAGGAAACGTAGTAACTAGTGAAAACTATATGGAATTTGCTAGCAAAAAGTTGGGTTTAGCTGAAGAAGCACCGATTGAGGCTGTAGCAGAAACACCTAAAGAGGAAGTTACTGAAACAGAGCCAACGGAACAAGCTGAAGTTCAGAGTGAGCCAGAAACAACTGAAACGGAAACTGAAACAAAAGCAACAGAGGAAAAGAAACAAAACCCAAAGCTTGAGAAAAGATTTTCAGAGCTAACAAAGCAACGTGAAGAAGCGCGTAAAGAAGCGCAACGTGAACGTGAGGCTCGTGAAGCTTTAGAAAACCGTATTAAAGAGCTAGAAGGAAAGGCTGAACCTAAACCTGTAGAGGAAAACGTAAAGCCACAGCCTAGTCAGTTTAATGACGCGTTTGAATACGCTGAAGCATTAGCTGAATGGAGTGCTGATCAAGCATTATTGAACAGAGATAAAGCCGAAGCTGAACGTAAAGAACAAGAAACACGCCAAAAATTGGCTGAATCTTGGAAACAACGTGAAGCTACTATTAAGGCGGATTTACCTGACTATGACGAAATGATAGCTTCAGCTGCCGATGTTACTGTAAGTGACGTTGTTAGAGATGCCATTATAGAGTCCGATGTAGGCCCAAGAATCCTATATCATCTAGCAGAAAATCCTGAGCTAGTAGAAACGCTAAATTCATCTAGTCCAATTAAAGCCCTTCGTGAAATTGGGAAATTGGAAGCAAGGTTTGAGGCTAAAGATACAACTAAAGACGCCAAAACTGACGCTGAAACGAAACCTCAAGTTGCACGCAGTAAAGCACCTGCACCGCTTAATCCAATTAAGACGAGTTCAGCAGTTGTTGACGTAGGCGTGGACACCAATGGTGAATTTCATGGAACTTATCAACAATGGCGCGAGGCTAGGAAAGCTGGAAAAGTAAGGTAGCAGGATATTAAACTCTTAAAATAAGGAAATATCATGGCTAATAATTTACTAACCATTAGCAAGATCACTAACGAAGCGTTAATGGTCTTGGAAAATGAATTAACATTCACATCAGAA